TAACCCCACCCACAGAAGATCACCCACCCCCTCACGACCCGCCCCCCACCCACATTGCGCGCCCCCTCCCATTCGTGTAATGTCTGACGCGGTGGGGATGAACCACACCCAAAACAAGGCCCGATGATCCAAGCGATCTCGGGCCTTTTCCGTGCGGTCAAACACACACCTCCTTCGGGTGAGGGAACAGCGCGGGGCAAACCCACAACACCACAAGGGTCACTGCCCCGCGCCACACCACCAAGGACCAACGTCATGCCCAACCGCATCCCCACACGCTGCCCATGCGGCAACCTCGCCACCAACCAAGGCCGATGCGACCAACACCAACGCAAAGCCTGGGCGAACAAGTCCGCCAACAGCACCACGCTCACCGGACGACAACGCCAAACACTCCGAGACCAAGCACTCGCACGCGACCCGAGATGCCAAGTCTGCGGTGAAACCAACGTCGAAACCCTCGAATACGACCACATCATCGAGATCTCCGACGGGGGATCACCACTCGACCCAAGCAACGGCTGGCTGCTCTGCACCAACTGCCACAAGATCAAAACCGCTCACGCACGCCGTGCACGCAATCAACGCAAAACGCGATCGGCACCCCGCCCCCAGGCCTGACGCCAAGGGGTAGGGGGGTCCTCGAAACAGAAAAATTCACGGACGGGCGCGCCGCCGTCCCTTTCCGCACGAAATCTCACATTTTGAGACAGGGGGTCCGCTATGGGAGCACGGGGACCGGCGAAAAAGCCTGCCGCGTTGCGACTGGTGGAGGGCCGTGGGCATGGGCGTGATTCTGGTGGCCGTGAGGTCAAGGAGGGCCCGAGTTTTGATCGTGCTGCCCCGGATCGCCCTGACTGGCTGACTCCCCTGGCTGCCGATGAGTGGGATCGGGTGGTGCCTGGCCTGGTTCGGCACAGGGTGTTGAAGCCTGAGGATGCTTCGACGTTGGCGGCGTATTGCGAGCATGTGGCGGAGTTTCAGACCGCCACTCGCGCCCTTGAGGATGCGGGCTCGCTGTTCATTGATGCTAAGCAGGGGACGATTCCTCACCCTGCTGTGGCTGTTCGGCGGAATGCGGGGTCCCGTGTCCAGGCGTTGGCGAAGGAGTTCGGTTTGACTCCGTCTTCTGAACAGGACCTCGCTGGGGATGACGGGGGTACCAACGGTGGTGATGGCAACCCGTTCTGAGACTGCGACTGCTGAGCCTCTTGACGTAGAGGATGAGGCAGATGAGGTGACGCTTCCCTCGCCGTCGGTGTTGAAGCGTTTGAAGCTTTCCCGTGAGGTCGCCTGGTACACGCTCTCTCGTGGGTATGACCTCCCTGAGTATGCGCCGTTGCACGCGACGCCGGATGGTTCGGCGGTCAAGGATGCGGTGTTTGATCCGGGGCGTGTGGATCAGGTGTTGTCGGCGTTCAAGCGGTTGCGGCACACGCAGGGCAAGTGGGCGGGGAAACCGCTGATCCCGGACGCGTGGCAGGTCGCCTACATTCTGGCGCCGGTGTTCGGCTGGGTGGTCCCGGCTGATGATGGGACGCACTATGTGCGCCTGGTCCGGAGCGCGTACGTGGATGTGCCACGCAAGAACGGCAAGACGACGCTTTCGGGCGGTATCGCGGTGTACCTGACTGGCGCGGATGGGGAGCCTGGCGCGCAGGTGATTGCAGCGGCGTCAACGAAGGACCAGGCGGGCCTGCTGTTCGGCCCGGTGAAGAAGCTGGTGGAGAAGTCACCTGACTTGCGCGGGCGGTTCGTGCCGCGTGCCGGGCTGATCCTCCACCCTAAGAGCGACTCCTATTTCAAGGTGATCTCTTCTGCGGCGGATGCGCAGCATGGTTTGAACGTGCATGGGGCGATCATCGACGAGCTGCACGTGCACAAGACCCCTGATCTGGTTGAGGCTTTGGAGACTGGCACTGGTGCCCGTGAGCAGCCTCTGATCACGATGATCACAACGGCGGATGACGGTAAGACGGAGTCCATTTATGCTCGCAAGCGGCGGTATGTCGAGCAGGTCGCCAAGGGTGTTTTCGTGGATCCCACGACGTTCGGTGTGGTCTTCGGGCTGCCGGATTCAGAGGACCCTCTAGACCCGAAGAACTGGCCTAAAGCGAACCCTGGCTACCCGATCTCGCCGACGCGAGCGTTCATGGAGCAGGCCGCGAACAAGGCGAAGAACTCCCCCGCCGAGCTGGCCTCGTTCAAGCGCCTGCACGTTGGGATGCGAACGAAGCAGACGACCGCGTATCTGACGTTGACGGAGTGGGATCGCAACGCTGGTACGAGGTTGCGCGACGCGGACATGCTGGGTCGGGCCGCGTACGGCGGATTGGATCTTGGCTCGGTCTCCGACATGACCGCCCTGTGCTGGCTGTTCCCGAGGGATCACGGCCCGGGGTATGACGCGTTGTGGCGCGTGTGGGGACCTGAGGCGAAGCTGGACGACTACAACAAGCGCACGGCGGGCGCAGCGCAGGCGTGGGTCGATCAGGGCTGGCTCAGGCTGACACCCGGCGATGTCACCGACTACGAGTTCATTCGGGCGACGATCCTCGATGACATGGACATGTTCGAGGTGCAGTCACTGGGGCTGGACATGTGGAACGCGACGCATCTGGCGAACCAGCTCTATGACGACGGTGTGCCGCTGGTGAAGGTTCAGCAGGGGTACCGTACGCTGTCCCCCGCTTTGAAGGAGATCAAGCGCCTGGCCGCGCAGGGGAAGCGTGGCGCGGAAATGATCCGACACGGCGGCAACCCGGTCATCCGGTGGATGGTGGACAACCTGGCGGTGGCCATGGATCCGGCGGGGAACGTGAAGCCGGACAAGAAGAACTCAGGCGACAAGATCGACGGGATCGCGGCACTGGTGAACGCCGCCAGTGAGGCCATGGCGAAAGAGCGGCCATGGGCTGACGACAGCGCAGGGATCGCGTTCATCTGACACAAGGGCAAGGGAGGCACGGCATGAAGCACAAGCGTGTGTACAGGGTGACTCTTACAGATGAAACGACCGTGTCCGGGCGCCTGGTCTGGTCGTGGGGCTGGTGGGCGTACCGGCTGGTCGAGGTTACGGTTCAGCCGGTCGCGGTGAGTGAGCCGGTGAAGGTTGCTGGTGCGCTGATCGTGCCGCGTCGCTCTATCCATCTTGTGCAGGAGGTTCCAGCATGACGAGCCTCATTAGTACCGCAGGTGATGCGGTGGTGATCGGTGGCGGGTATCCGACGGCTTCCACGTGGGGTGACAGCATCCGCGTCGCAGACCCCGGCCGACCACTCGTCGAGTACACGGCGGAGCCCACGAACCCGCTGACGCTGTGGAAGACCCAGCCGTCCCTGCGCAAGGTCGTCTCCTACGTCGCCAGACAGATCGGCATGATCCCCTGGCACGCCTATAAGAGGGTCGATGACACCGACAGGCAAAGGGTTTCTGGAAGCCCAGCGGAACGCATTCTCGCGAGGCCTTCGAAGCTCAGGACCAGGACGCACCTTATCCGTGCTCTGGTGACTGACCTGATGATGTTTGATCAGTGCTTGGCTTTGTATGGGCCGAAGGATAAGGCGTTGATCCGGATTCCCCCGGCGTTGATTGACACTCGCTCCGATTATCTCGGTCAGCCGTACAAGATCATCATCAAGGCCCCGGAGGGCGTTGATGACATCGACGTGACGGATTGGCCGAAGATCTGGACTGACGGGTGGCACCCGACGAAGGCGGGCGGCGTGTCCCCCATGTTCACGTTGTCGGCGATCCTCGACGAGCAGCGCAAGGCCGTGGACTGGCGTACCAGACAGTGGGCCGACCGGCCCAAAGTGGCTGGCCTTCTGAAGCGACCGGCCGAGGCTCCCAGGTGGTCGGACGAGAACCGGGAACGCTTCCTACAGGCCTGGGACCGGTTTAAGGCTGGTGCTGTGGATGGGTCAACACCGATCCTCGAGCATGGCATGGAGTACGAGCAGTTTGACGGGATTAGCCCGTCGGATGCCAACGACATCGAGGGCCGCAAGCTCACCGACGCTGAGGTCGCCTCCGCCTTCCACATCCCGCCCGAGTTGGTGGGAGCCAGGGAAGCCACGTTCTCCAATGTGGACGCGTTCCGGCAGATGCTCTACGGACCGGTACTCGGCCCCGTCATCACCGACCTTCAGGACGCGATCAACGCGGGCGGCCTACTGGATGCCGTCGGTGCAGGCGAGAACACATACATCGAAGCGAACCGTGAGGCTGTTCTTGCGGGCAGCCTCCTCGAGCAGGCCCGCTATTTGCAGACCGTGACCGGCCGACCCGTGATGACGGCCGCTGAGGCGCGAGCACGCATGAACCTCCCCCACCTTGAGGGCACTGACGAGCTGATTGTGCCCCTGAACGTGGTGGAGGGCGGGCAAGCGTCACCCACGGATTCCGGGGATCAGAACGCACTGAACCCCGGCCATGGCGACGACACGGCTGAGGGCATCGAAGACAACCAGTAATAGGAGGGCTGTGATGGTCCAGACACTTGACCGTGTGGAGGTTGCGAAGTCAGCGCCGACCACCATCACCATGAAGGCAGTCGACCCGGCAGCCTCGGACCCGGCTGGTACTGGCGAGTTCGAGGCGCTGGTGTCCGTGTTCGGTAATACCGATTCCTACGGGGACATCGTCGAGAAGGGTGCCTTCCGGGAAACGTTGGCCGACTGGTCGGTGAAGGGCGCACCCATTCCCGTGGTGTGGTCCCACGACCTCACCGACCCGGATTCGATCATCGGGAAGATCGTCTCGGCTGAGGAGACCGATCAGGGTCTTCGTATCAAAGGCCTCCTCGACCTGAATCATCCGAAGGCGGCGCGTGTTCACCAGCTCATGCGTGACGGTCTGATCCGCGAGTTCTCCTGGTCGGGAATCGTCACGGATTCGGAGCCGGTGGAGAAGTCCGGTGATGACATCGCCGACCTGTTCGGTCCGATGCGCATCAAGTCCGTGGATCTCTGGGAGGCTGGCCCGTGCTTCAAGGGCGCCAACCCTGACACGGAACTGCTGGCCGTGAAGGCACGACAGGTCGCCAAGGCAGGCCGTGTCCTCTCGAAACCGAACCTCGAAGCCATCCAGGACGCCTACGACCGGCTTGGTGAGGTCATCGACAAGGCGAAGGCCGCTGAGGGCGATGACGAGGACGACGGCGACGAGGACGGCCCCGCATCAAGTGGCGCGGAGAAGTCCTCGTCAACCCCAGAACCATCCCAGGAACCAGTCGTTGAACGCGCCAGCGCCAGCGACATCAAGGCGCGGCTGCTGGCCGCCGCCACCAACTAACAGAAAGGCGGACCCCTCATGGACCGCAAGCAGAAGCTCCAGGCGCTGGCCTCTGAGGCCCGCGACCTTACCGCGAAGGCTCAGGACGGCACCCTCACCGACGAGGAGTACGAGCGTGTCGATGCCGTGGCGAAGGAACATGCCGATCTCACCGCGCAGATCGAGCGCGACGAGCAGGCTGCCGCTTCGTTGAAGGCTCTGGCTGGTTTCAGTGAGCAGTCTTCTCAGGAGGATGCTCCCGGCGTGCGCAAGGCCGCCCCGGCAACCCTCGGTGAAGCGTTCACCGGCTCGGAGGCCATGAAGTCCTTCCGCGCCTCGAACCGGTCCGGGATCTCGGACGGCACCCCCATCCGAGTGGAGGCCAAGGCTCTTGGCCAGCGTGGCCGCCGCGCCTTCAAGGCCGACCCGGCGCCCCTGAACACGGTCAACAACGGTGACCTTGCTCCGACCCGCCTCCCCGGCGTTGAGGATCTCGTCTACCGTCCTCCGCGCACGGTCCTCGACGTCATCACGCACGGCACCACGGACTCGCAGTTCATCGAGTACCGCCAGGTGATCTCCAAGACCAGCAACGCGGCCATCGTCGCTGAGGCCAAGACCACCACCGGCACGGACGCCGCCGGTGGCCTGAAGCCCCTGTCTACCCTGGGGACCCAGGTCGCCAACGCCTCGGTGTACACCTACGCCGACGGCATGGAGGTTACCAACCAGGAACTCGCAGACGACGGCGTGATCTCCACGCTGATCAACTCGACCCTCACGGAGAACCTGGACATCCTCACCGAGGAAGTCCTCCTGAACGGGTCGGGCACCAACGGGATCCCCCGTGGCGTGTTCAACACCACCGGCGTCCTCCAGCAGGACTTCGCCGTGGACGCGCCCACCTCGATGCGTAAGGCCATCACGAAGCTGCGCACCACCAGTGGCGCCCAGATCCGTGGCTTCCTCCTGAACCCGGAGGACGACGAGGCCTGGGATCTGCTCAAGGATGCCGACGGGCGCTACCTTGGCGCCGGTCCGTTCTCCGCAGGCACCCCGCAGGCGTGGGGGTATGAGCGCATCGTGTCCCAGGCGATCCCGGTGGGCACTGTCCTCGTTGGCGACTTCTCCACGATCCAGCTGCTGGACCGTGAAGCACTGTCGGTGACCGCGTTCAACCAGCACAAGGACTACGCGCAGCGCAACCTGGTGTACATCCGTGCTGAGAAGCGCGCCATGCAGTTGATCCGCAACGCGGCGAAGCTGGCCATCGTGGACATCAAGGGCGCTTGACCCGCACCTCGTGAGGGGGGCACCACTCGACCAGTCATGGTTTGGGTGGTGTCCCCCTTTTCCATGCCGGATTTGAAGTACGGAGGGACGGCTCTCATGAGCATGATCATTTACAACGGTGTCCGGTATACCCCGGATGACGCGCAGCGTCTCGGGCTGCCTACCAGTGGTGCCGTGAAGGGTGCAGCACCGCAGCACGCCCCCGTCGTGAAGCCGCAGAACCCGGCCCCGCTGTCCACCAGCACCGTCCTGACCGGCGACCGGCCCGCTGTGGCTGCGTCGAAGGCCGACTGGATGCGTTATGCCCTCACTCAGGGTCTCGACGCTGCCGACGTGGACGGGCTGACGAAGGCGGAGTTGATCGAGCTACTCAAGGAGTCGTAGGTCATGGCCTGGGACAAGGGCAAGTACCTCGCCGACCCGGAGGAGTTCTCGGACTTGGCCGGTGTTGGCGTTGACGACAAGGCGGCGTTGCGTGCGTTGCGGCGTGCGTCGGACCGGTTCCGGGGTGCCGTGAACTGGCTGGTCACCACGAGCGCATACACGACCACGCTCTCCGGAAACGGGTCCACGATCCTGCGCCTCCCCGCCATGCAAATCGACCCCACCCTGGTGGATGTCGATATTGATGGCATCCCATTCGCGGGCTTCACTGTCGCCCCGCGCACCGGGCAGCTGATCCGAGCGGACGGGTGGCCGGTCGGCGTGGAGAACATCCACGTCGCCTTCACTGCCGGGTGGGAGGAGCCCCCACAAGACGTGCAGGACGTTGTCCTTGACGCCGCAGGGATCGGCCTCGATGCGGCATCCGCTGCTGTCCAGTCTGTCACCACGGGCTCGGAGACCGTGCAGTTCAACACGGCGTTCCTGCAATCCGGTGGCACCACGAGCCTCTGGGCTGAGGTCGTCGATAAGTACCGGATCAACGCGGCAGGTGATCGGGTATGAGACCACCACGCATCCTTCACGACGACAAGGTCACCATCGTCCGGGTGGTGAACGGGGCGCCCGATGGTGACGGCGTACCGGTCACAGTGACCAGCCGGACCGAATGGCCTGGCGTGAACGTCCAGCAGGTCGCCGCTGAAGACCTCACCGACCACGAACGCGAAACGCAGGTCGTGAAGTTCAGGGTGTCCGGCGCGATCCCCACCGTCCCAGTCCATAGCACTGACCGGATCGAGTGGGACGGCGCCGCATTCGAGATCGAAGGTGACCCCGACACGAGGCGGGGCCGATACCGCATCGAGCACACGTCACTGACGATGACGAAGGTGAGGGGATGACATGGCACGGCAACGTTTCACCGGCCTCGGTACCGAACGGCTCAACGAAGTTATGCGCTCCCCCGAGGTCATGCAAGCCCTTGAGAGGCGGGCGACCGCGATGCTTTCACGGACACGGGCTCTGGCCTACGCCGCGAACCAGCCGCTCTTCGCCCGGGCACTCCGAGTGGAGACCGGTGTTCGACCCGGCACCCAGTCCCGGCTGGGTATCCGCCGCTCCTACGCCCGTGTCACCGCGACCCTGACTCCGGAGATCATCGCGGAGGGCCGCCGTGCGGTGCGTGCGGGGAAACCCAACCGGCAGATGATCCTACGGCGTGGGGCAGTGTGATGGCCCGGTATGGGCGGGTTGAACCCGCACTCATCGCCCACCTCACTACTGCGACCGGGCGGCCCGTATTCACGGAAACCCCGGATGACCTCGACCAGTACCTCCCGGCCTATCAGGTCGGAGTGGTTGGTGGCGCTGACCCGTCGAAGCCGATGGAGGAACGCACCGTCACGGTGGAGGTCATCGCCTACGCCGCCACCCGCCCACTCGTGTGGGCGGCCGCAGAGGACGCCGACGACGCCATGCACCGCCTCGCCGGGCAGGCACCGACCGGCGTCTACGTCGATGACGCCCGCAACACGTTCGTCCCCGCGATCCAAGCGCACCAGAACCCCGGGATCAGGGCGTGCCACTCCATGTGGGCGATCACCCTGCGCCCCCGGCAGCAGTAACCCCAAGTTCACGCGTCCCAACCGCGTACCAGCATCAGAAGAAAGGGACGGACCATGTCCGAACTCACCAGCATTATCACTGACCGCGACGACAACGTCCGCAAGTGGGGAATCGTCGCCGTGGGCATCGCCCACCCCAAGGCGGCATTCCCCGTCCTCCCGGAGGCGTGGTTCGACGCTGCCACCCACGAACCCAAGATCCCCACCGGGATCAAGTTCATCGGGCACCTCACCACTGAGGGCGCCAACGTCTCCTCGTCCATTGACTCGGACAAGACCACGATGAACAACAGCCTGGACCCCGTGCGCTCGGATGTGACCGGCCGCGAGCAGTCCATCAAGTTCACCGCCGGTGAAGCCAACGCCTTCATCCAGGCCATCAACCACGGCATCCCGTTCGAGGACTGGCCGGAGTCCGCCCAGGGTGCATGGGGCTTCACGGACGGCGCGCTCGCCGGGCTGCCTGAGTACCGCGTCGTGCTGCTGGGTCAGGACGGCGTTGGCGATCAGGCCATCTACCGCGTGGAGGCAGGCTTCCGGGCCAAGCGTTCCGACGCTGGAGACCGCGCTCTGTCCCGTGCTGACACCGAGAGCACGGAGTTCACGTTCGATCTGCTGCGCGATGTGGAACTCGGCCTGTCGATGCTGCGCGCCCAGGACGGCCCCGCCTACCACCAGGCCGCCTCGGGCGGATCGGGGGAATGACAGCCCTCTACACCGGCGCCTACTGACGGTGTCGGTGTAGAGGCTGCCCCGCGCCCTGAAAGCACGACGAGAGGAGAGCCTCATGGCTACATGGACCACGCCGCTTCCGGTGAACACCGCCAAGGCCGGTGATTCCGGGCACCCGGAGGCGCACAACCAGATCGTGGATGCAATCACTGAGGCCCGCACGAAGGTTGACGCGGCCGAGAAAACCGCCGAGTGGGCCAGCGTGACGGGCAAGCCCACGATCCCATCCGACCAGGCATCCGCTGTCGCCGCGCTGACCGCACGAGTCGAAGCACTCGAAGCAGCAGTCAACCCACCCGCCGAGGGATAACCCCCTCACTCGCATACCGGGTGGGGTCGTGGCGACCTGGGACGCGCACCACGACCCCACCCCTCACAAAGACGTCCTACGCGTCCCACCAGAAGGAGCGCCATCATGGCAAAGACCAACCAGGGCCCCCGCCCGATCCGCCTCGACCAGTTCAAGGAGCAGCTCGAAGATGCTGGCCTCTCCGGGCTTCAGCCCCTCGAGATCGGCAAAGGCGAATACGTGAACATCCGTCTCGGCATCACCGTGGACGACAGCGCCGAGCACAAGGAGTTCCTGAAGGCCGTTGAGGAAGCCGGGGAGGAAGACGATCAGCGTGAAGCCGCACTGATCGTCCTGGGCGCCTTAGATGACCGCGATCAGGCCGAGGCTGACCTTGAGAAGGTCACCGCTGCCGGGTACACGCCGGGCCTGCTGATGGTGGCGTGGGCGACCGCGACCCGTGAGCAGCAGGAGACCCTGGGGAAAATCAAGTCCCGGAGGTCCTAGCCCTAGTAGGGCCCGCCCCGGAAGCCGTCGAAGCATCCCTGATGCAGGCCTACCCGGGGCGGGGGAACCCCCTACTTGCGGCCCTCCGGGGAGAGATCAGCCCCCGCGAACTGCGCGTGATGATCGAGCACTTGCCTCTGGTGAACCCGGCCCGTACTGAGCTGTACGGGGAGACGTGGACGACCAGTGACTGGCTGATGTGGGGCGTCGAATCCAGGCTGCGAGAACTCCTCTACGCCTACGCGAAAGTCAACTTTGAGGGTGAGCCACCCGACCTGAAGTTCTTCCCCACACCCGACGTGGACGGGGCGGACGAACCGGATCAGGAACGGATTGAGCAGGAAGCCCAGCAGCGGGCGAACCTGACCCGCATCATGCTCGCCGCGCAGAACAAGCAACCGAATATGTGACCCCGCGCTGGGGAGGACGGAGCCCACCATGGCAGACGAGCAGTGGATTGATGTCCTCCCCGCGATGGGGAACTTCAACCAGCGCCTGGTGCGGGAGGCCACGCGCTCGGCAACACAGGCGGGACGACGGGCCGGTGTTGGATACTCGGATGCTTTTGAGGACGCGGCAGACGGTGCATCCGACTCTGCCGTCTCAGAGCTGGAGGCTTCAGAGAAGCGTGCCGCCGGTCTGGTATCCAGGCTTTCCGGCGAAGTCTCGAAGGCCCGACAGGGAATGCAGCGCTCCGCCGCAACTCAGCTCACCGCAGAGCAGCGGCTCGCCGACGCTGTGGAGAAGCATGGTCGCGAGTCCAGGCAGGCCCGCGCTGCAGAACTGAACCTTCAGGCCGCCAGGGGCCGCGCAGCCGACGCCACCCAACGATTCGAGAACGCGGAGGATGGCCTTCGTGAGGCTCAGCGGTCTCATACGAGCATCACTGAGGATCTGGCTCAGGCCCAGCAACGTGCAGCGGAGAGCACGGACAGCGCTTCGCGTAGTACCGGCCGGATGACCGGCGGCCTCAAGGGACTCATCGGTCGCGCCAAAGCCGCTACCGGTGGTGTCGGTGGCCTGGTCACGAAGATGGCCGCCGCCGCTGGCGGGGCGAAGCTCCTCAAGGACGCCTTCTCGCAGGCCATGGACAAGCAGAACCTCACCTCCAACCTCGAAGCCCAGCTCGGCTCCACACCGAAGCAGGCCAAGCGCTACGGCGCTGCTGCCGCGTCCCTGTACGCCAAGGGGTACGGGGAGAACCTGGACGAGGTCGGGACCGCCGTGGACGGCGTCGTGTCCTCCTTCAAGGGTCTGCGTAACTCCTCCAAGAAGGACATCGCAGCGATGACCGGCTATGCGATGGACCTGTCCAAGACCTTCGACGTGGACCTCTCAGAGTCCACCACGGCCGCCAGCGTCATGATCAAAAACGGGCTCGCGAAAAACGGCACGCAGGCGTTCGACATGATGGCCGGGGCCATGCAGAAGATCCCCAAGGGCGTCCGCGACGAGGTCCTCCCCACCCTCACCGAGTACTCGAAGCACTACGCGCAGCTGGGCATCGACGGCAACCAAGCCATGATGATGATCGCTGCTGGCGCCGAGAACGGTGTGATCGGTGTCGACAAGGTCGGCGACGCGATCAAGGAATTCACGATCCGTGGCACCGACATGTCCAAGTCCACGACGGCCACCTATAAGGCGCTGGGGCTGAACACGAAGCAGATCACGAATGATCTCTTGGCCGGTGGGGACAAGGCCAAGGGTGCCATGGGCCAAGTCGTCACCGCGTTGCAGGGCGTGAAGGACCCCGGAAACAAGGCGAACATGGCGATCAGCCTGTTCGGTACCCAGCTTGAGGACCTGGGTACGGAGAACGTGCCCGAGTTCCTGAAGATGATCAACCCCGCCACCCAAGAGACCGGCAAGTTCGCCGGGACCGCGAAGAAAATGGGTGACACCCTGCACTCAGGGGCAGCCAACGGCCTCGAGACAGCAAAGCGATCCTTCCAAAACATGCTCTCCAAGGGTGTGGCACCCCTGCTGGGTCCCGTGGAGAAGTTCACGACGTGGGCGACGAAGACGCCGGGCGTGTTGCAGGGCCTGACGATCGGGTTGGGGGCCGTGGCAGCCGCCTGGCTGGGCGTGACACTGGCCGCGTCCCCGTGGCTGGCGATTGCAGCCGGGGTCGGTCTGGCGATCGCCGGGATCATCGTGGTGATCAAGAACTGGGGGAAGATCTGGAACTGGCTCAAGAATAATGTGATTGGCCCATTCTTCAATTGGCTCAAGCCCGGCTTCAAGGCCATTGGTGACTGGCTCAAATCGGTTTACGAGTCGATTATTAAGCCGGTATTCCACGCGTTCGCAGCGATTGGAAAGTGGCTCTGGCTCAACATCCTAAAGCCCACCTTCCTCGCGATGCGGACCGGATTCAAGATCATCGCCACGGTATTCCTGGCACAGTGGGTGATCATCAAGGCGCTATTCAAGGCCTTCGCTGCGGTAGGCAGATGGCTGTGGAAGAACGCCCTTAAGCCCGCCTTCGGGTGGATCAAGGCAGGCTTCAAAGCCCTCGGCACGGCCATCGGCATCGTCTACCGGGCCGTGATCAAGCCGATCTTCCAGGCCTACGCAGCCATCGGCAGGTGGCTCTGGACGCACGCACTAAAGCCAGCCTTCGGGTGGATCAAGACCGGATTCAGGGCCCTCGGCGCCGGGATCGGCATCGTCTACCGGACGCTCATTAAGCCGATTTTCAAGGCGGCTGGCGTTGTCGGGAAGTGGCTCTGGACCAACGCCCTGAAGCCCGCCTTCAACGGGATCAAGGCCGGGTGGAAGGGCATGACCAACGGGATGAAGTGGGTGTGGGACCACGTCCTCCACCCAGTGTTCAAAGCCGTGAAGAAGGTCATCGGCTCGGTCGCGGACTCGTTCAAGATTGCGAAGAAGGCGATCAAGACCGCGTGGGACGGGCTGAAGAAGATCGCGGCTGCACCCGTGAATTTTGTGATCAAATGGGTCTACAACAAGGGCATCAAGCCGTTGTGGAACGGGGTCACGAAGGTCTTCGGCGGCAAGACGCTGAAGAAGATTGACCCGATCAAGTACCGTACCGGTGGTGTGACCCCCGGGTACACGCCGGGCCGGGACGTCCACCACTACTACTCCCCCACCGGTGGAGCCCTGGACCTCTCAGGCGGCGAGGCCGTCATGCGCCCGGAGTTCACCCGGGCCGTCGGGTCCGGGTGGGTGAACGGGATCAACGCGGCCGCCCGCACAGGCGGCGTGGCAGGTGTGAAGTCTGCCCTCGGCCAGGGGCAGGCATTCAAGGATGGTGGGCTCGTCAAGCCGCTGCACGGGTGGCAAACCGATTTCCACAACTTCGGTGAGAGCCGCGCCGGTGGCAAGCACCAGGGTGACGACCTCGCGGTCGGCACCGGCACGCCCGTGTACGCGGTCATGGACGGCAAGGTCGCCAAGACCGGCTGGAACATCATCACCGGACGCACCGGCAAGGGTGTTTTCCTCGACCACGCTGGCAACCACCACTCCTACTACGGGCACCTGTCCCGGTCGTGGGTGAAGCCGGGCCAGCACGTGAACGCGGGCCAGCAGATCGCCTGGTCCGGCGCCACGGGCCACGTCACCGGCCCTCACCTGCATTTCGAGTGGTGGAACGGAGGGAACTACTACAAGTCGCCAGTGAACCCGGCTTCGATCCTCTACGGCGGGTCCATGCCCAAGGGCGGCGACGTGTTCGCCGGGGCTGGGGCCGGGGCCGCGGCTGAGGCCCCGGCCCAGACTGCCAAGCAGAAGAAGAATGAAGGCTGGCTCGCGAAGCTCGCCGGGCTGGGCAAAAAGGTCGCTGGTGGTGTGGGTGGCTTCATCAAGGGCATCGGGAAGAAGTTCGGGGCGATCACGTCCGGTTTCAAGGACCGCATCAAGTCCCTGGCCGACAGCCCCTGGATTCAATCCATGACATCCGGCGTGAAGTCGCTCGTCGCGAAACCCTTGAAGAAGATCAAGAGCCTCGGACACCGACTCTGGGGCAAGGTCGTGGGAGAGGACATGTCTGGTTCCGCAACCGGCGGCGGTGTCGCCGGTGCGCTCAAGGGCGGCCCGGTCAAGGACCAGGTGAAGTCGGTCGCCAAGAAGTACGGGTGGAACAAGGGTGCCCAGTGGAAGGCCCTGGACCACCTCGTGCAGGGTGAGTCGTCGTGGAACCCGAAGGCCGCTAACTCGTCCAGTCCGGCGCGTGGCCTCTTCCAGAAGATGACCGACCTTCACGGGCCGGTGGAGAAGACAGTCGCTGGCCAGGCCAAGTGGGGTCTGAAATACATCAGGGACACCTACGGGACCCCGGCCAACGCCTACAGCAAGTGGCTGTCTCGGGACCCGCACTGGTACAAGGACGGTGGCATCCTCCCCACCCCGGCGGTTTACGACCAGGGCGGATGGATGCGTCCGGGCCAGACCGGCATCAACTTGTCGGGGAAGCCCGAGCCGGTTTTCACCGCGATGCAGTGGCGGACTCTCAAGGCCGCCGTGCAGCAGCACGACGCCGCAACGACGCGTGAGGGTGATACGTACATCGTCAACGCGAACGAGGCCGTGTCTGGTCAGGAAGTCGTTGACCGGTTGAAGTACGCGACGTTGAAGGCAAGGAGGTGACCCTGTGCAGATCAAGTACAGGGGCGTGACGTTCGGTGGGGACCGTGACTTGGTGGGCATCACCGAGTTCACGGTCCCCACCACGGATCTCCGCAGTGAGTACGTGGAGCGTCTCAACCGTGACGGCATTCTCCCGAGCCGGGATTGGTTGGGGGCGGGTGCGTGGCAGTTCAATGCCCGGACCAGCTACCAGCCGCGCACCCTCGCGGAGGCGTTCGATGCTGTGGCTGCCATTGAGCAGGTGTGGAAGGCGCCGACGGTGCGGGATTCCACGACCACGCAGCCGTTGGACTACAGCCTGGATGGCGGGGAGACCTGGTACCGGGTGTACGGGCGCCCTGGACCGTATACGGGCCCGAACCCGGATCGAATGGCAATCCAGGGTCGCGTGGATGTGACAGCTGAGTTCCAGCAGCTCGATCCGGCGCACTACTCGGCAGCAGAGCACAGTGTGGTGATCCCGGTGGTCCCTGCCTCCCATGGTGGGATCATCGCGCCACTGGTGGCGCCGATTACGACGGTGGCCAGTGGTGAGCCGCGTGTGGGTGGGATCGACAATGCGGGTGACCTGCCCAGTCCCGCACGCGTGGTCTTCCATGGCCCGTGCACGAACCCGATCCTCACCACGGACAAGGGCTACAAGATCGGCTACGTCGGGAGCATCGCGTACGACCAGACGGTGACGATCAGTGCGTGGGATTCCACGATCATCAAGACTCCTCCCCGTGCCAGTGTGGCCGGGGACTTGGATCGTCGGACCCGCCTCTCCCGCCTGGTGGTCCCGAGTGGTCACAGCGAGTGGTACTTCGAGGCGACCGACGCCACGGGCACAGCGTCCGCGACCGTGTACTGGCGCGACGCCTACACAGCAATGCAGCACTAAGACAAGGAGACATCATGGCGATGGATAACGTGCCGTGGCTAGTGGAAGAAGCCGGGGTCGCGCACCCCTCATCGAGCGCACGCACAGTGTTGTGGGCGGCGACGGGCGGGCAGCGTGGCGTGATCGGTGCCGCGTCGATGGCCGTGGTCCCGACTGCAGTGCCTGGCCCGCAGGTGCAGGTGAAGACGGGAGGGTGCGTGGTCCCGTCCACGTACCCGGGAGCGGCGCAGGAGTCCTACTCGATGCGCAACCGGACGGCCACGAACGTGTCGATCAAGGCGACCGGGTCCAGTGGTGGGCGGACGGATGCGATCATTGCCAGGGTCGATGACACTGGCCTCACCGGGATCCATCCCTCCGACGTGCAGTCCTACGACTACGCGAAGATCCAGGTGATTGAGGGCGTCTCGTCGGGCCTGACCGAGGTGGACGCCCTCAACCTGGCCTACCCGGCGGTGCTGCTGGCGAAGGTCACGCTGCCCGCCTCGACGGGCACGGTCACGAAGGCCATGATCACGGACCTGCGGCATATCGCCATGTCCCGCAAGGACACGACCCGGCTGGTGAGGCCACTGATCAACGCTGATGACACCGGCTACAAGCTGGAACTCAACGCTGCCGCGAGCTACGAGGTCTTCCCGAATGTGGACAATGCAGGCGGTGATGGTAAGTGGATGGTCGACATTCCGAAGTGGGCCACCCGCATGCAGATCACCGGCGAGTGGCTGTCGGTGAATGTGCCCCCGGATTCGGGATACGGCTACTTCGCGATCTCCTACGGGCCCAACGCTTTCAACGCCGCCCCGGACCATCAGACACAGTCCTACGGATGGAACGCGGACGAGAAGTCCACGGGGTACTGCCAGGATTTCAAGGTAGCTGACGAGGTGCCGATCCCGTCGGCGTGGCGCGGTACCCGGCAGCCCTTCGTGTTCCGTGGCAAGCGTGGGGACAACACCCGCACGGGGAAGCTCTACATGACCGGCACTTCGGGCGTGATCCTCGACATCGAGTGGCTGGAGCGCCCGGACACTGATCTGCAAGCCGACTGAGGGGGTTCGTGGTGCGTGTGCATCTTGGCCGGCCACTGTCTGGCTTGTGGTTGGATCATGAGGTTCCGGCGACGGCGGTCGATACGACGGAGACCCTGAATGGCCCGGGCGCCGTGTCGATCACGGTCCCTGCCGATTACGCGAACCGGAAGGCCGAGGATGGTCGACGGTTCATCAGTGAGTGGGATGCCGTCCTCGTGGTGGAGGATGACCAGGATCGGATCATCCAGGTTGGTCTCGTGGATCAGGTGACACCCGGTGCCACGTCGACGAGTGTGGAGGCGGGCGGCATCAGCATGGTGCTCACAGGCTGCCCGTATCGTGGTGTCCACAGGAATCTCATCCAGATGCCCGTGGTCACGGTCGCCCAATACCTCCTGGCCGACTACGTTCGCTTCAATCACGGCGGCCTGCCGATCACCATCACCGGGTCCGTGCCGGGCGTGACCGTGGGCGTGGACGCCACGGCAGCGTGGAAGACCGCCAACACCAAGAACACGGCGGCTCAGGCGCTCTGGGAGAACGCGAAGTCGGAGCAGGCCACCGCGAGCAGCCGCACCAAGTCCGCGTGGGCGTCCATCTTCCACGAGTGCGGGATGTCGAAAATCGGGAAGATCGTCAAGCGGAAGACCGCCCCGACCACGGCCATGACCACCACCGTGTGGATGGACACCTCCACCAGCGCGAAGACCCTGAAGTCGTACAACGCGAAGTCGAAGAAGTGGGTGTCTCGCCCGACTGCGACCGCCACCTACACCTTGTGGGAGAAGTCGAAGGTCTGGGAGAAGAACGCGAAGGCCGCCACGGCCAAGGCTAAGACCGCTTACGACAAGACGAAGGATGCCCTCTCCGCGCTGGACGAGCAGGCTGCGCAGCCGTACACGATCAATTGGTGGGACACACAGGACATGTCCAGTGTGCTCGGTGACCTTGTGACCGCTGGGGCTGAATGGGCGGAATCGGCGAAGTGGGACGGACAGGATCTCTCCCATCAGATCGTCTTCCGCAAGCCGGGCCAGGTCCGTCACGATGACCTCCGCTTCGAGATCGGCGTCAACCTCCAAGAGGCCCCCGAGATCGCGTATGCGGACCCGTACACGGAGGTGTACGTGCTCGGGTCTGGTGAAGGCTCGAAGACTGTGCATGCGTCATCTGGTTGGGATGCGGGCGGTCGTGTGCGCCGCGTGAAGGTCGTCTCAGATCAGGACCAGAAGACCACGGCGGCATTGGAGAAGCTCGCGGCCCGCGAACTGGCGAAGGTCAAGAAAGCCACTGGCGTGCAGATCAGTTCGATCACGGTCACGGATCACCCGTTCGCCCGCTGGACCCAGTACGACGTCGGCGACCTGATCCGCGTGATCGGCCCGGTCGCTGGTGTCGGTGACGTGGATGTGTGGTGCCGCATCACAGAACGCACAATGTCCGGGTCGACGGACAAGGTGAAACTGAGTTTGGAGGCTACAGACGCATGAGTGAGAACAAGCCCGACCTGCGCGCTATCGAGGCGCTGGTGGCCAAGGGTGCAGAGCAGGACAAGCGCATCGCGAAACTGGAGCGGGCAGGCCGCCTCTCCAACGCGGCCATCGACGCGGGCAGCCTGACGATGAAGGACCAGGACGGGAACCCGGTCGCCGTGTGGGATACGACGGGTGGGAGCCTGTCGGTCACGTACCCGCAAGGCCCTACCCCCGCCACACCCACGGCCCCGACTGTGGCGGGCGTGACTGGTGCCCTGATCGTGCAGTGGGACGGCACCTACACCGACGACGCACCGGCACCGACGGACCTGTCTGCGGTGCACGTGTACGCGAACCCGGCGACCGGCCTCGAATCCGACGACCCGGACGACCCGGTAGACCCCGACCTGCTCGAGGACGACTGGGTGCCGGACTTGCACACCCTGGTTGGCGTGATCACGTCCACCACGGGCGGCACGATCAGCGCGAGCCTGGACCCCGGCACGTATGACGTCCGCCTCGTTGCGGTCACCCTCGCAGGCATCCAGTCCGAACCGACCGCACCTGTTGAGGCCACGGTCCCCGCGCTCGCTGATGACCCTGAGTTGGATGCTGCCCTGGTGGAGCTGGATCAGAAGCTCTCCGACTCGGAAGGCAACATCGACGCGGCGAAGGAGCGCCTGGACGCGGCTGAGGGGCGTCTGGATCAGGCGGAGCAGGATGTGGCTGAGGCTGCGCAGGACGCGAAGGATGCGGGCTTGCTCGCTTCGCAGGCTGATGGGAAGGCCACGAGTGCGGGTCAGGCCGCGTCGGATGCGCAGGAGGCTGCAGATCAGGCGGGCCAGGATGCTGCTACGGCGGCGGGGATCGCGGCGGGTAAAGGTGACGTGCTCATCGGCGACCAGGTGCCAGCCGAGGCACTGAGGAAGCCCACCACCCTGTGGATCGACACCCGGGACCGGACGAACCTCTTCGTGAACCCGTCCTTCGAGAGCGGGCTGAAGCAGGGTGACCTTCTCACTGGAAATGGTGGTGGTGCCAGGAATGAGGTGGTGACGGACTGGGCTGATACAGGCACCCAGTCGCTGAAGATCACTCCGAACGGTTCGTCGAACGCCGCATCGTTCTACCCGGTCAGCAACGGCAGCGGTGCTGCTGCTGCTGCTGCTGCTGCTTATGGTCTGGTGCCGGGGTCCACGTGGACGCTCGCGGCAACGATCCGGATCACTGCCGTGCAGACCGGCACCCTGGACTCTGCGGCCCGGAAGATCACGGTCGGCACCGTCGACGGGGCCGGGGCCACCAACTACGTCTACGCGACCTCAAGTCAGGCACCCAACGCTGCTGGCGTGACCCGCCTGTCCGTGACGTTCACGGTCCCCGCCACAGCGACGGGTGGTGTGTTCTTCCGCCTCATGAACGGCTCACCCACCACACCGGTCTACTGGGACTCGATGACCCTGGAATCCGGGTCCACGGATGGGTCCTGGTTTACGCCGGGTGCGTCGGTGAATACGCCGCGCCGGTGGGACGGATACACGTGGGCACCGGTGACGGATGCGACCGCCGTGCAGGCGGCACAGGCGGCTGCGGCAGCGCAGAAGGCCGCCAACGATGCCATGACTGCGGCAGGTGCAGCTCAGGATTCCGCTGATAGTGCGTTGACGATGGCGGGCAAGAAGTCCACTGTGTACTACTCCACGGCGAATCCGTCGGGTACGGGTACCACGACCGGTGACGTGTGGCGGAAGATCGACGGATCCAAGAACGTCATCGGTGAATGGTACTGGAACGGGTCGGGTTGGCAGGCATCCCAGATCACCACGCAGATGATCAGCAACCTCGACGTGGGGAAGCTGACGTCGGGCACCGCCGCCATCAACAACGCCGTCATCTCGAAACTGTTCGCGGAGATTTTTGCGGCGAAGAAGATCAGCGCCACCGAGGCTGACATTCAATCCCTGACGGCGGCAGTTGCGCAGATCATCCAGTTGGATGTGTCCCAACTCGTCGTCACCGGGTCGGGCACGTTCAACGAAGCCGTCATCAAGAAACTCTGGGCACAAACACTCACCGTGGTGGACCTGATCGCGGATGCGATCAACGGTAAGACGATCAAGGGCAACCTGATCAGTGGTGCGGATATTGAGGGGTCGACTTTCCGGCTACTCGGTGACCAGTCTGGGCCTGGGTCTGGGTCTGGGTATGACTTTGAGATCAACCGGGACAATGGTGGCGCGTACCTGGGATTCCACATTGGTGGGGAGACCACACCAGGCACGATCCGCGTATTCGACTCCGACCCGGCTTATGCCACCGACCAGCCCACGCTCGTCATGCGACCCCCGAATAACAGCAAGTACCCGTCCCGGACCGCACTCCGACTCCTGGCGGGCACAAGCGCGTCAGGGGGCGACCACGGGCAATCCCGCCTCGACTTCCCCGGCAACTTCTCTATGGCGTCCGAACTGTACGGAAAGTACCCGTCCGGCGGGTTGAAGACGATTCAGATCAACGACTCAAATCCTGGTGGAGACACGCTCTACACCATCAAGTCGCTGGGCATGGCGAAGAACACGACAGTCGGGTCAGCGAACGTCTACATCTCCGACACCGGGTACCTGTACAAGGGCCAGTCGCTGAGCAAGTTCAAGCTCTCCATCGAGCCGATCCCCGAGGATCAGGTTCAGCAGCTGTTGGACCTGGACCCGGTCTGGTTTTTCGACCGGGGCGAGGCCGAACGCCTGGCCGAGTACGAGACAGTCCTCGACACTCACGGGCCCGAGGCCGCCGAAGCCTACGCGAGGACCACGGACGTCCCGTCGAATCTCAAGCGGAAGCCAGGGTTGATCGCGGAGGACGTCGCTGAGAAGGCGCCAGCGTTCGCGACCTACGACTACGACGGGCAGGTGGATGGTGTCGCCTACGAGCGCATCGGGGCCGCACTGATCCGCATCGTGAAACAGCAGCGTGACCAGATCGCCGACCTGACCGCCCGCCTCGAAGCCCTCGAAGCCAAGGAGAAGGAATCATGACCATCCAGATACCGACCGCCGCCGAGTTGGAGGCGGCGACCCCCGACGTCCTCCAGGCCCTCACCGACGCCGTTAGTGCCGAGCAGGGCCGACGCCGGGCGGCAGCAGAGTTCATGGTGCTCGCGGCCGCGCAGCTGCAGGAGGCCCGCGACGCCGGTGCCGCACCCACACCCGAGGACGGGGCACCCTGGGTGCAGCCCACATCCGCATTGGACGCGTACAAGGCAGGCGACATCGTCGTGCACAACGGCATCCGGTGGGCCAGCCTCACCACACCCAATGTCTGGCGTCCTGGTGAGTCCGGCTGGCGGGCCATCTCCAACGCTGACGGGTCCACTGACGGCGGGGACACGGGATCGGGCGCCATGCCCTACGTGCCCCCGACCGGACAACACGACGCGTACAAGGCCGGTGACCTGGTGACCTACCAGGGGAAGACGTACAGCTCAAAGATCGACGGGAACGTCTGGACGCCAACGGACTACCCAGCAGGGTGGGAAGAGGTCACCCCATGAGACCTCACTGGATCAAGCGTGCGTGGGGCGCGGTGCGTGAGCCTCGGGTCATCACGATCCAGGTGGCGGCACTGTATCTGCTGCTGGGGACGGCTGGCCTGTCAGCGGTCATCAACCCCCCGAACTCGGTGGATGGGCCGCTGGGTCCGGCGTACTCGGTGATCTGGGCGTGGTCGATGATGCTGGGCGGGTATGGGGCAGCGATCTTCACGCCGTCTGGTGCCTGGCTGTGGGAGCGCCCGTGCCTGGTACTGGTGACCGGATCGGTGTCCTTATACCTGTACACGATCATCGCGCAGGCACTGGTCACGACGGGCGCGGGGAACAGGTGGCCGCAAGCGTTGGTGGTGTCGGCGCTGCTGCTGTGGCTTCTCATCCGCTTGCAACGCATCTTGCGGGAGCCGTACGAGCCTGGCCGCTAGGAGGTCACCTGTGGAAGAAAACCCCTGGGTGAAACTGCTGGGCATCATCTTCGGCTCTACGACTGTCGGTGTGGCCGTGAACTCGGCCATCCAGAAGTGGACTGGCCGGGCCGAGGCCCGCCGCCTCCGCAACAGGGAGATCGCTGAGGAAGCAGCCGCCCAACGCGCCACCGTGGATCGAGCCGAGGACCGTGAGGACTACGAACGCAGGTGGCGCCAGATCCTCGAGTCTGAGAACGCCGCCCTCCGCGTCCAGCTGATCCACGCAGGCGGCACACCACCCCCACCCCCAGACATCCTCAAACTCCTCGGCCCCCGACCATAGGTCAGGGGCCTTCCTTATGCCCGAAAGGGGTAGCGCATGGCCTGGTATCCCAAGGCGTTGAAGAAGCCCATCAGCCACAACTACACGCGGACCGTGACGGCGAAGGATTGCGTGATCCTGCACACCGCAGCCAGCAACGGAGATTCGTTGCAGGGCTGGTTCAGCAACCCGTCCGCGCAGGCGTCGAGCCACTTCTACGTCCGCAAGACGGGCATCGTCGAGCAGATGGTGGACACGGCCTACATGTCGTGGGCGAACGTCCAAGGCAACCCGCGCTCAGTGACCATCGAGACCGAGGGCCTGGGCTCGGAGCCGTGGACCGCGAAGCAGGTGCAGGCCATCGTCGCGCTGTGCCAGTGGGCGTGCAAGCAGCACGGCATCCCCGTCCGGCAGATGGCATCCTCCGTCGTCACGGAGAAGGGCATCGGGTGGCACCGGCTCGGCTGCGACGGCAACTACCCCTCCACCCCGTCGATCCTCAAGGGCCGTAGCCAGCGGGGCGGCGGGGAGGACTGGACCGGCGCCGCCGGATACGGACGCGCCTGCCCAGGGGACGACAGGATCAAGCAGATGCCCGCGATCATCAAGGCCGTGGGCGGCAAGGAGGACAAGGTGACAAAGAGACCACACATGGTCAGTCCGTTCCAGGGCTGGCTCTCAGCAAGATGGCACGGCTACCTGAACCACGCGGGCATGGATATTGCCACGCCCGTGCCTGGGCAGGTCGGCCTACCGGTCTACGCAGCATTCGCGGGGACCGTCAAGAAGGCGGTCACCTGGTCCAAGCATGGCAACTCCCTCTCCACGTGGGCACCAGGCCGCACCGGCAACGGCGTCCTGATCGAGAACCCGGACGGGGAGGGCCAGGGCTACAACCACATGCGCCCCATCGTGAAGGTCGGGCAGAAGGTCGTGCAGGGGCAGGTGATCGGCTACAACGACACCTCAGGGCACCAGACTGGACCGCACCTGCACTTCGAGTGCTGGGCGGACGCCGACAACCCGTATTCGGATTACGACCCGCAGCGTTGCTTCACCAAGTACGGGGTGAAGGTTGGCTCCGCGCCGGTCAGCGTGGTGGGATCCAAGACGCCTGCCAAGCGGCCCTCGTCCAAGTACCTGTACGCCAAGCTGAGGGTGGATGGGGTCAAGGGCCCCACCACGATCACCGCCTGGCAGAAGCTCCTCAAGCGATACGGCTACTACAAGCGCACTACAGACGGCACGTGGGGCTACTACACGGCGCTGGCCATGCAGGCGTGGCTACGCAAGAAGGGCACCTACACCAAGAAGTACAAGCTGGACGGCGTATGGGGCAAGGCATCCATCAAGGCCCTACAGACCTACCTCAAGAAGACCAAGCGCCTCGACGCCAAGAAGTGGCGCACCGACGGCCTGGAGGGCCGTGAGACCGTGAAGGCCGAGCAGCGGCATCTGAACGCATGGAGGAAAAAGTGATGAGAACTCGAACGATCGGCAAGGTCACCACGGCCTCGGCCACCGGTGGCGCAGTGGGTGCGGCGCTGGCGGGCATCATCGTCTGGGTGCTGGAGCGTGCTGGTGTGGACGCTAGAGAGCTGGAGGCGCCCATCACGGTGGTGCTGACGGCGCTGCTGGGCCTGCTGGGCGGCTGGGCGGTCCCCGCGCCCAACGAGGAGGACCTCGGTGAGGACGACGGAGCGCCGGAAGACCCAGAGCAGGTGGAGAACGTGGCCGACTACTACGACCCTGCCACGGACACCGAGACGAACCCGGAGCAGAACGCCCCGGTGGAGGATGCTGATCCTTATGAGCCCCGGCACTCGGCATGATCCCCAGCGTGGTGGCTGGGTCACGACCACCACACGTGCACGCCGCTGACGGCACAAACACGAGCGCCCCCGCATCATTGCGATGCGGGGGCGCTTTCGTGCTGTCTATGGAAT